CATCGTAGAATGCTTTGATCATTGCACCATTGTCGTTGCGGGTGACGGTATATGTAATGAAACCTTTGGTTGATCCGAACTCAACATCATTAGCGGTTGACAATTTGCCTATTAGTGTCGCAGGAGTAGGCGCATAAAGCATCTTTCGGAATATCTGTTCGTATCTCATTCCACTAGGAAGAACACTGCCTGTTATAATATGTCCCACAGATGGTGAATTGACACGGATATCTCTACTTATACCTGTATCTGATCCATTTCCAATTCCAGCCCCTCCAGCATTGCCTGACACAGGGACAGCCGCAGACGAAGCGGACTGTCCGGCTTCACGTAGCCTTTTACTACGTGGGACAGGCTTGCGTTCTGAAATGAGTATATTATATTGCTTCTTCATATTCCCTCATGATTTTATTCATATTCTACTCCTTCAAAATTGTCAGGCGCTATTTCAGCTAACTTCACATTACTCTCATCCCACTGCACATCCTGAACCTCCGACACCATTAAATAGGTATCGGTCTCATTCGCATCTGTATAGGTACCAAAGCCATCCAATAGCCGTACAGTTCCCGAAAGCATATTCATCCGCCTGCTGTAGTTACTATACCAAGTGCCTATCAATAGTTTTTCCAAAGGAGCGGTTACGCCTGCACGAGTAAACATGCTCAATGTAGTACGCGATGACACATCCATCAGCATCCCCATGCCGAAATTTGCCGAAGTACGTGGAGTACCGACAATCGTTTCTATTTTCTTTTCTTCCTTGGCTGAAGAATTAAGCCACGATTTGTATTCGATATCATTTCCGTCTATTGCCTTGCCATAGGAGTTTACTAAAGTCAGTTCAGGGATCTTAAATAATATCCAGTTAGGGTAGTAGTCTTTAAAAGGGGTTGGATTTTCTCCCCGACTTCTCACAGGGCCGAAGAAATTTAAGATTGACAGCTCAAGCATACATCCCTGGCATCCGGGAGGTATTGGTATCAAATCTCCGTCTCCGGCAGATTCCTTTGGAACATATGAATACCTATATCCAACGTTGTTAGATTGCCAGCCTCCTTTCCACCCGGTATATCCTGCACGGTCATAATATCTCAACGTCGTTTTACTGTTTGTTACAGCACCTCCGTCAATCCATTTTCCATTCATTTCGACATATTGAGTTGCATAAAAATCATTATGGGCGCTACCGTCATTGTATCTGTTCGCATAATGCATCTTGACGCTCCCGTTCGTATCAATAATACGCAACGCATACGATATGTTATATTCACTTATCCCTTGAAATTTTTCGTATTCGTTTTTTCTGTTAGTACCAGTGGCTTCCTCAAAAGGATTAAAGCGCGCGTCAATCAGCGCTTCTACCTTCAAACGTAACATAACATCCGTAAGGCATGCCTGCGGATCGATAACCACCCCCGGAGTATAGCCATTAAAAACAGCGTGTGTTTCCGGCAATGACAACATGCGCCGTACCGTGAATAAAGGTTTATTCGCTGCCCCATATCCACTTGCATTTACAGGGGTTTCCATCCCGGAGAAAAGAGGTTTAAAAACATCTCTTACACGTGCGGCGATGCCAAAGGACTCACTGCCGGAGAATACAGGAGTGATTTTGAACAGTCTGGCATTGTCCGTATCAATCTCTATTTCTCCACTTACTCCGGAACTTTTTTTCAATTCGATCATGAAACCGATATTGTTTGTATCAAACGGACTTTTGCTTGTGTCTTTCGCTACATAATACTGTTCAGCCCCTTCATCCAACATCTTTTCTGTCAATGTAGATGTATACAGTTCTTTTTGCGGATATGGACTGAATGTCAATGTCACATTCTTATAAACCCTGTCTACCCCCAACACCGCATCATCACTTTCCCAATGTACCGTTTGAGGTTCAAATGCTGTTTGCACGGCATTCAAATCATATATGAATACTTTTCCCGCACGCTGTATCAGACGTAAGGCAAACGGACGCAGTATTTCTTCAAGGACTTCACGCATCGTCATCGGCACTCCTTCTTCATCATAGAAGTTCTCGCAGCTTATTCCCACATTATACAGCATTTCACCGGAAACAGAATTGCATGTAGTTGATATATATTTTTCAAATCCCCGATGGTTGATTTTCGTCTCTGCTATAAAGGTTTCAATAAGGCTGCCGATGGACCGTGCCCCACTTAACGAGAAATTCATACGGTCAAGCAAGGAAAAATCACTGAACGTCAGCTTCACTTCATATTCATTATCATATGAAAAAGGTTCCTCGTATGTTTCTGTATCCAGCGTTCCGCTCCAATACAAAACATCGTTCCTGTATGCATCCATACGTATGCTTCCGGCTTCAACGGTATACATATCCTTGTATTGCCGGTCCACCTTGCTTACTATCTGAAGCGTTGCACCGCTTCCCTGCACAGGTTCCAGCTTGTCAGTTTCAAACCATTCAAATGATAACGGAGTATCCGAAGGGAAACGTAACTCACCGACTACCGGATAAGGAGTGTCCGCATCCTGCCATATCTCCACGCGCCACAGCACACCGGCTACGCTGAAAAACTCTCCCTGATATCTTAACTGCTTTTCCATTATCTTGTACGTTGGTTATATCGGTCTACCTTATTTAATACCCCACGGAGCATTCTGCCGTCAATTCTGAATTCTACAATGCCTCCCATGCCACCTGCCGGCTGTATCAATTGTCGGAGTTTGTTTAAAGGAGCAACGACCTCCGGATTATTCTGTGCTCCGGAGTATTCACCGAAAAGTCCCATTGTAGGACCATATGCTATTGCCCCACTGGCAAACTTGGGAAGATTGGCGAGAGCGGCCAGGACACTTGCCACAGCCGCAACTGCGAGTATAGGGCCAACAATCGGAATGCTTGCGGTGGAAGCAGCTGCTCCGGAACCGGCCACAGCCGTATTTGCCGCAACTTGTGTTGACTGCAACCCCAGCAGTGACGTGATCTGAGGGATCGCAGCTGCGACAGCCTGCACTACATTCGCGCCCCAGTTCAGCCATTCTCCGGCAGCTCCTCCGACGGCTTGCCCCAGGCTGCCCATTACGCTTCCAATGCCGCTCATGCCTTCGATTAGATCCTGATTCTTTTTATAAGCAGTGTCTACCGCTTCGTTCCATTTTTCAAAGCCGCTTTTCTTTGGATCAATCTTGGGCATCTCAATTTGGGGAAGCTTCATCTTTTTAATGGCATCATGCGTCAGTATCTTCTGCTCACTATCCGGGTTCTTCTTGCTCCTCTCGTCTTGAAACTCTTCCGCCATTTGCCCAAGACCACGTCCGGCATTGGAAGAAGGAATTACATCTACCTTAATTTCACCATGAGTGTCTTTGAACGCTTCTTTCTCTATCCATATTTTGACACCCTCTATTTGATTTTTCAGATTATCAATTTTAATCTGCAAGTCAATAGAGGCTTCTCCTATTGGTTTGCCGGATAGTTCTTTCTCATATTTGGCCAGTTCATTTTTCATGGCATCAATACTGCCATTCATGAAAGTCGGGTCTCCACCGATACCCATTGCTTTTTCCTTGGCCTTTTTAAGAGACTCCAGTTGATTGATCTGACCCTGTATATTACGTCCTTCTTCATCCGATGCAGTCTGTTGCGTTGCCCGGAGTTCTTCTATTTTCTTTTTGATGTCAGCCAAGGTGAGTTCTTTCTTCTCTAAAGAATCACTGCCGGTATTGCCACCCGTTCCATTTCCTGTGGAACTGTTTCCTGAAGCAGAATACAGAATCTTCTCTGTTTGTCCAAAGAGGGATTTCGCCTGTTCTATCTCTTGTTCATATGTTTCCCGCGCACGTCTTGCTGCGGATATTTGTTTGGTGATGGTGGTTCCCAAGACATTAGTGGTAATAGTTTTTCCTTCTGAATTGGTCATACTATTACCCAATTTCTTTATAATATTCTGCGCTTCCTCAGGAATATCTTCTCCGGCACGTACAGCGGTACGGATTTGTGCCCATGCTTTTCCAGCTTCTTGGGCTGTTATATTGCTTTTACCTGAACCGATGCCGGAATAAAGTTTTTCTCTTATATTTTTTAAGGCCTCGCTTTCCTTTTCAGCATAATTTTCCGCTGCGCCGGCTGTAGCAGCATCTAAAGCCCGGTTGCGGGCTGTATCAAGAATAGCACGGCTAAGCTGTTCATAAGCGGTACGGGCTGTATTGACATCTTTAATTTCAATACCCAGTTTAGACAGATATTCCCCGTATTGTTCCACAATCTTGTCTTTTGCCTGGTTCCATTCTTCCGAGCCTTCCTTAGCTCGTTTAAGCGGTTCAAATAAGTTATCCAGCCGGGAGCGTTCTACAATGGCTTCCTTATTCATATCAGCCATTGTATCACCCAGCCTTTTTTGTGCTTTCTCCGCTTCACTACTGCGTTTGGCTATTTTGTAAATGGCGACTCCTAAAGCCACGGCAGCGACGGCAGCAAGCATGTACGGGCTTGCCGCAATGGCTATATTCATCAGTTTTGTAGCTCCCGTGGTAGAAACGATAGCGACACGGGCGGCAAGTACTTGCATTTGATAAATGTAGAGGGCGCGCTGTCCCAAACCTAGTATTCCATTAAAAGCCATCTGAGTAACCACTACCGTTTTTGCAGCAATATGATATTTACTGAGCATGGATACGGCACCAGTTCCTATCTGATAAAATGAAGCCAGCACAACCGCATTTTCACCTATCACGGAAGCATAGGCGGACATCGGCCCCAATAAGTTGGAAAAACTGATTTTTATGTCATCTACCTTTGCGCGTAGTATTTCCATCTTGTGTGCCGTCGTATCCGTCCGTACAGCCGCCTGTTCCTGAGCCACATTGGTACCCGTCATTTTCCGGGTCATCTCCTCGACAGCCGATGAATTCTGTATCAGATATTGCGCGGCGGCAATATTCTCCATGCCGAAGAGCTTGCTTAAATAAGTGGCATCCGTCAGTCTCGGTTTCAATGCGTCCAACGCTGTGGACAAAGAAGTACGGCTCAGGTCAACTCCCAGTTCCGTATTCAGTTTCAGAATGATGTTACGCAGGGCCGTTCCCGCTTCGCTACCCTTCAAGTTTGCTTTAGACAGCACTTCCAATGCTCCTGCACTTTGCTCTACAGTTAGCCCCATGGCGGAAGCAGCTGAACCTACCACTTTGAAACTTTGAGAGAGTTCTTCTATCTCAGCTGCTCCATACTTGCTTCCTGCCGCCAGCACATTAATCACCCGTTCTGCTTCATTTGCCGATAGCCCGAATTGATTTATTGTACCAGCCAGTGATGTTGCAGCAGCATCGATACTCATGCCCGAGGCTTGTGCCAGCGTCACGCTCTTTTCTTGTAGGTTATTCAAACCCGACATGCCAATGACAGCAACGTCTATCTGACTGGCGAGGATCGCATACGCACGTGCCGCCGTACCAGCTCCCAAGCCGGAATCTTGGCCCACCTTACGAGCATTCTCACCAAGAGCTTTCAGATCATCACCCGCAATACCAGTGATGGAACTAAGGTCTGCCATAGACTGTCCGAAAGACATACCTCCCTGAGATAACTCACCCAGCACACCACCCAATCGCTCGGCTACTCCCAAAAACGCATTCAGGTCAGGCATTTTCAACCTGCTGCAAAGGTTTCCGAAACGGTTGGTGGTGGAAGACACCTGTTCCGCAGCCTGATCTATGGCATCGAATTGCTTCTTGACGCTAATTAACGCCCCCGAAACATTATTTTTCAGGTTAAGTATGATGTCGAATGAAACTTTTTCCATATATTTGTGAAGTAAAAATCAAACAGTTATGACTATTGGAGGTTTCTTTATAGTATTATTCATCGTTATCGGTCTGTACGGACTCTTCAAGAAAGATGATTGTACCATCACCGAAAAGGATATTGATGAACTCATCCACGAACTGGAAGAGGAAAAGAAAGGTCTCAAATCCCACTCCACAGAGCCCTGATCTCATCGAACCTTTCCTGTGTACTGGGTTCTTCCTCCACTTCCCTTGCAGGTTTCGCGTCCCAGGAGAACCGGCATACGTCAGTTAATTCCAGACTTTTTTTACTGTAGGGCTTCAGTATGCTGCATGCAAGGAAGCGTGCCTGTTCCCACCCCCTGCGCTCTGCGTACGTCTCCTGCTGTTGCCAGGCTTCGAAGACGGCCGTAAACTCCGACGGGGTGAGACGGCAGAAGTCATTCAGACACATCCCGACACACCCCATCGCCAGTCCCATCAGAGATTCAATCGTTATGTTTTCGTCCCCTTCTTTTTTTTAATCCGTCTTCTTCCGGCGTCATGCCGTTTTGAAAGGCGGTAAAGTCTTCCAGGTTGATGCCGTCGGCAAACTGTTCGAAGGTCAGTGCAAAGTCGATTTTATCAGCACGGCAAGCACTGCGGACGCAACAATACATAAACATGGTCAGCTGTTCCACATCAGCACCGATTTCGTTGACATCCCTGCCGGTTTCGCGTTTGAAGTCGATCATTGCCCCCATGGTCACGCGCGAGGGATATTCTTTCGCACAAATGATTACTTTATTCATTGGATGATACAAGTTAAGGGTGATACATTATCCTTGTGGAGCTACAGTCTTGGTCTCAACCGGACCGGAGTTTTCCAAAGAGATAGTATAGGTAGAGTCGTCATCCGAAGGAGATGTCTCTTCCAGGCTTGTGATAAGGAATTTTCCTTCACGGTATTTCGTCTTTTCCTCTCCACGTAGCGCATAACGTACCGTCACAGGTTCGCTCTTTTCCCAAAGTTCCAGTAATTTGTCATACCCCATCTCATCTCCGTAGAACCGGAATCCTTCCGAACTGATTTCGACGGACAGACCGCTCACTGATTTTTCTTTCCACTTGCCGGCATTAGCCGCTTTTGCCTTTTCCGCCAAAGTCGGCTTTACTGCACGTTCTTTGGTTTCTGCCTTATTACTGACGGTACAGGTCTTTGAATGCCCCAGTGGGGAAAAAGCATCTTCAACCATTAATCCGACAAGCATGTCACTACCATGCACATATCCTAGTTCTGCCATAAAATTTATATTATTTAAATTCATTTCAATCACCGTTTGATCACTATCAGAATAAGTACGGCAACGGCTATCCGTCCTGTCCATATCTGGAACCACTGCCATCCGGTCGGTTCCTTCACAATCTGCGGAGGAGGTTCTTCCACTTCCTCACCGGTCTCATTGCGGATGCGTGTCAGTTCTTCACGAAGGAAGATTACTTCACGTGCCAGGCTGTCACAAGTGGCGCTTACCTCTACTGAATCTTCCGATACCCGCGTCACGTTGACGGTTGCCTGTCCGCTGCGGGTACTAAAGCCTGTTCCTATCGGTATCGTTTTCAGTGTTCTGGTCGGAAACACCGTTTTTGCAATGCTTGGCGGTACCGGCTGTTGTATCAGAACGAATCCTCTTGCGCTGTACAGGCTGTCTAGGGAGGTAATCTTCTCCAATCTTTTCGGGCTTTTGCAACTCATCACGCACAGGGCAGTTAGTAGCAAAACGGCAACTGTTGGACTTCTCAACAGCCCGGCGAAGTTTTCCGAGTTCTTTTCGAATCGCATTTATTTCTTGCTTTAAAGGTTCTACAATTTCATCCATCAGGATTTGCATCGCTTTCTGAACGTTGTCCAGCTCGCTGCCACGGGTGTTCACCTGCGCGTCACGGACTTCCGCCTTCAGCTTCTCCACCTCCTGAATATATTTCCGTCTGTCGGTATACATCCTGAATCCTCCGTAGGTGATGATAACCGTAAGGATACCACAGACCAGCTTCATGTATTCAAGTGTATCCATCTTATTCCTCCTTAACTTAGAGTAAGTCCCATCCTGCCTGTACGTCTTCCATCACCGCAGGAATGCCGTTTTCCACTTGTGACATGGCAGCTGCAAAGGCGCACATGGTTCCCTTGTCGTTCACATCAGGAACATAACTGGAGGGCACCTGCATTTCCCTGCATACCCGGCTGATATAGCCTGATGTATTGTTTTCCACAGGAGGTGCCCATCGGTTGATGAAGTCCGATATCGTGCGACATCCATTCAACTTCCGGTAGTTCTGCAAGAGCTTGATCATAGCACGATAGCCGTAAGCCATCGTCTTGAACTGTTTAAAACTACGGTCGGTAGAGGGAACAATCTCTCCTTGCCACACGGTCTTACTGTTCCGGATATTACCGGGATTATTATTTCTCAGTCCCCTTGTCATCGTCTTTCTCTCCTTCTTCAGCTTTCTCAGCTTCAGTCTTTGCTGTTTCAGTCTTTACTTCCTTGGATTTCTCGGGTTCTTTCGGATCTTTGGGAGTTTTCATTTCCTTGACTTTAGCAAGTTTGCGACTTACCAGATCATCAGCGCGTTCCTTGTCTACTTCCAGCTCTGTTCCCGCCGGATACATGGTCTTGTGGTCGAACTTGTCCTGAAACTCCTCCAGGACAATCACCGTAACTTTTTCTTTCTTTGCCATCGTCCGCTCTCCTTATCCTTCAACAGTTGGTTTGAACGCACCGTCAGCACGCCAATCAATTGCGATAAATTCTTCACCGAAACCAATTTGCGTATCTGCCTTCATCAGCATCTTAAAGAAATAAAGCTCGCTGGCATTCGCCCACTTGTCAATCTGAATCACGTTTTCGTCATTCTGCAGATTGACGGCGGCGAACAGATTGCCATTCATGCCACTGTCACAAATGGTGGCTACCATCAAGCCTTCCGGCCATTGCGTCAACACTTCAAACGGAATGCCCTTGTAACGTTCCTGATTGATATCCGTAGGAGCCGCACCTTTATTTGCAAGTTGCGTCAGTTCGTCATCATACGTGTCAAAGTCCGTCACGCTCATCAGAATGCGCAGGTTGGGATTATTGCGCATGGTCACCGGAATCACTGTACGCAGTTCTTTAAGACGTTGCAGCATCGTAGTTCCTACACTTTTTACCTTCACGATATCCGCATCTTTGGCAGCCTGTGTCAGGATACCGTCCATCAGGAGCGCATCGTCCGAACCGTCTTCGTATGTACCATTAATGTATTGGTAACCCAGTTCGTGTCCTACCTGTTTCAGCAGTTCCTGTAACAGGATATTCTGCACATTGCCGGGCAACTGGCGGAACACCAGGTCTCCCGAAGGCTGGAACGGACGCCAGATATGTTCGAACGCGCGGGGATTGAAGAGCGTAAATGCCATCATATCCTTAGGTGTCAGTTTCTTTTCACTATAAGTAAAGTCCCCCTTGCTGTCAGCTTTCGTAGGGTCTTCCTTTCGTTTTTGCAACATCTTTCCCGCCTTAACGCGTGGAATGCTGATTGCGCTGTTCACTCCGGGGATAACCATAATCAGTCCCCTGCTGACCAACTTATTGCCTGTAGTGGCAAGGGTCAGTACATTTTCCAGCACTTCGCCGGAATAGTTGGTAGTATTCAATCCTTGAATAGCCATTGTCCTTGTAAGTTATTAGTTGTTAGTATTTAACCTTCTGTCGCCCACGTATCTGTGGGGCACTGCCGGCACTGCGTACGCTGCTCCCGACATTCTTGCCAAAGTAGGACGAACCGCCCAATTTGGCATTCTTTGGATTTTTAATCGGTATCATATCTTTGCGTATTACAGGTTATTTCCGGATGTTCTCACGTATTTCCTTCTGACGTTTTTCCCAAGGACTTTCACCGGCTTGCGGTTCCTGGTTCTCAAACTTGTCTTTCAGCAGCTTCTTAGGCTTCATCGCCTTCAGTGCAGTCAAACCGTTTTTGAAATCAGCCTTCAGAAGGTTCTTATAGGTATCTTTCTGATCGGCACCAATGCGCCCGTCTGTTACAGCATCCGTTACGGCTGTCTCGATCCGTTCCTCTTCCTGCCGGCTGAGCTGTTCTTTCAGTTCACCGTTCTCCTTTTCCAGGTCATCGGCCTTGTCCGCTTTTTGGGCAGTATCGCCAAGCATGGACATCACTGCCGCTTCGTCCGCGCAGTTGGCAAAGCGGGGAATCTTTTTAAAGTCTTCCAATTTCATTTTATCAGGGTTTTGTGGCTGTTGCTCCAGCTCCAGCCGGTTAGTAAATATGCGGTATATATCGTCTGTGGTACTTTCATCGGGTACCGCTTCCACATCGTAGATGGCGTCAATGAGTCCGAGGGCGAGAGCTTCGTCCGCCTTCAGCCAGTGATCGGTACCATCGAAATAGGCGTTCTTCACTTCTTCCTTATCCCTGCCGCAACGTCCGGAAATAATTTCAGCAATGGTGTCTTCTAGGCTTTCGATAGTAGAGATCATGTCCTGAAGGTCCTTTTTGTTACCGTAACATCCACCGCTGACATTATGCAGCATCATGCGGGAATAACGGCTCATTTCCACCCGTTTTCCGCACAGGGCAATGACTCCTGCAATGCTGGCGGCAATACCGTCTATGTAGATCGTGACGTTACTCTTGCATTGCCGGATAGCGTTGAAAATGGCAATACCGGGATAGACATCGCCACCAATGGAATTGATCCGGATATTCAGGTTCTCATAACTGCCGTCCATGTACATCACTTCGTTCACGATGTCACGGCTGGCTATCTTGCCGTCACCGCCTTCGTCACTGATTTCTCCGTAGAGCAGCAGACTGGCAGTCTTTTCATTCAGTATGGATTTAAAAAGAATCATATTTCAGCATTTAGGATATAGTGCCGGCAGCGATGCAATGTGCGTCTCCGGCTTTGAATCTGTCACAAACTTATAGTGACAGGGGCAACCGTACAAAAAAGTGTGTAACGCTTGCGGGCAAGTATGCAGGCGCTGTGGCATTGTCTGTAACCTCTTTGCGCTTTTTTCCTGTTCACCTCCGGGATAATGACCTTTGTGTAAATTCTAACGACTTATCATCATGGCAGATTTGACCACACAACAGAAAAAGGGTTATGCCCGCACATTATATCTGAAAGATAACCTGACACAACAGGAGATCGCGGACAAAGTAGGTGTATCACGCAACACCATCAACCGCTGGATAGCAGCGGAGAAATGGGAGGAAATGAAAGTAGGCATGACACTTACCCGAGAACAGCAGGTTGCCAGCCTGCACCGGCAAGTAGCGGAGATCAACCGTGTGATCAGTGAGCGTGAAGAGGGAAAGCGTTATGCCAATGCCGCTGAAGCCGACACACTGAACAAGTTGGCGACAGCTATTAAGAAGATGGAAACAGATGTAGGTGTTGCCGACATTATCAGTGTAGGTATGAAATTCATCAACTGGCTGCGACCGTTCGATCTGGATAAGAGCAAGGAGTTTCTTCGATTGTGGGACGCTTTTATAAAGGATAGTTTATGACACAGACGCAAAAAGACCGTGATGCGCTTAGGGAATGGGCAGTCTTCTATGAATCCGGACTTCGCCGCCAAAATTCCGACGTCAATCTGACGCAAGCGCAGATTGCCAAGGACCGTGCCCGTCTGGAAGCTGATCCGATAGAATGGATCAGCTTCTTTTTCCCCGAGTACTGCAAGTTTGAATTTGCAGAGTTCCAGATAAAGGCTATCCGGCGTTGCATCAAACACGAGGAATGGTTCGAAGTATTGTCATGGGCACGGGGACTGGCGAAAAGTACGACGGTGATGTTTATCGTCATGTACCTTGCGCTTACGAAAAAGAAGTGCAACGTGATGATGGCTTCCGCCACACAGGACAGTGCTGTCCGGTTGCTCGATCCTTATAAGAAACAGTTTGAAGAGAATGCCCTGATACGTGCTTATTATGGTGTACAGGTGAATCTCGGCAACTGGTGTGCCGAGGAGTTTATCACCAAATGCGGTTGTTCATTCCGTGCTGTCGGTGCCGGAAACGCTCCTCGTGGCAGCCGCAACGGCGCTGTCCGTCCGGATGTGCTGCTGGTAGATGACTTCGATACGGATGAAGGCTGCCGGAATCCGGACACGATAGACAAGAACTGGACATGGTGGGAAAAAGCACTGTACGGGACACGTGACACGGCGGTAAAAACACTGATTGTTTTCTGTGGAAATATCATTGCCCGTGACTGCTGCGTGGTACGTGCCGGACACATGGCTGATCATTGGGACGTAGTGAACATCCGTGATGAAAAAGGATACAGTACCTGGCCGTCTAAAAATACAGAAGAAAGTATTGATATCGCTCTGTCTAAAATCAGTACTGCCGCCCAGCAGACGGAATACTTCAACAATCCGGTGACAGAAGGCGAAGTATTTAAGGAGATCACTTACGGCAAAGTACCTGACCTCAAGAAGTTCCAGTTCCTGGTCATTTACGGCGACCCGGCACCCGGCGAGAACAAGAACAAGAACAGCAGTACGAAAAGCTGTATCCTGATGGGGATGATCGGTCCGAAACTCTATATCATCAAGCCCTGCCTAGACCGCGGGCTGAATGCGGAGTTCATCGACTGGTATGTACAGCTGCTGGAGTACGTAGGCGGCAAGGTGCCTGTGTATTGCTACATGGAGAACAATAAACTGCAGGACCCTTTCTTCCAGCAGGTATTCAAGCCTTTGGTGGGCAAGGTACGCCGTGAAAGGAATATCCAATTATACATCCAGCCCGACGAAGCAAGAAAGACCGACAAGGCTACCCGTATCGAAGCCAACCTGGAACCTTTAAACCGGGAAGGAAACCTTATCCTCAACGAAGCTGAAAGAAACAACCCGCACATGAAACGTCTGGACGACCAGTTCAGACTGTTCACCCTGCGGCTGAAATTTCCCGCCGACGGTCCCGACTGCGTGGAAGGCGGTTACTGCATCATCAAAAAGAAGATTCAACAACTGGTACCGGTGACTGTGATACATCGTAATGACCGCCGGAACCCCAAACGATTATAGCCATGAGTAAATTTATAACTCCGCAAGATTACGATGCCAGCATCCATCGCGAAATACTGGATGCCCTGACCCGTAATGATAACGCCATCATTGAGATCTGCGAGGACCGTGCCATTGCCGAAATGCGCGGATATCTCAGTGCACGATATGACACTGATACCATATTCAAGGCCGAAGGCACGGCCCGCAATGAGCTTATACTGATGATGGCGGTAGATATCGCCGTGTATCACTTGTTCAGTATTCACAATCCTCAGAAGATGTCGCAGATACGCAAGGATCGCTACGACCGTGCAATGGAATGGCTGAAACAGGTGGCGACATTTAAAATAACGATAGACGGCGCACCGAAGCTCCCGGAAGAAGAGCAGAAAAAGAACAGCCCCTGGCTGATGAGTAGTAACCCTAAACGCACCAATCATTTATGAATATATTAGACAGGTTTCCGGTATTCCGGAACAAAGCCGCAAAAAGTAAACGCATCACCGAAGGGAGTAACGTAACCCGTCCCGGAGCAACGGTGATACTGACACAGCCACAACGTTTCGGAATAGGTCTGGGGGACTATATGCAGGCCATCCGCAGTGCTGAAAACGTAGATTTCACACGACGTGTCAGGCTGTATGACATCTATAGCGAAAGCCTGATGGACCCGCATCTGTTCAGCGTGGTACAAAAACGGAAAAGCGGAGTACTAAGCAGGAAGATTGAATTTCGCCATAACGGCATACCTGATGATAAAGTGAACGAGCAGATATCATCACCCTGGTTCCTCCGATTTATCAGTGACGCACTGGATGCGGAATACTGGGGATTTACGCTCGTTCAGTTCTATATCAATACCAAAGGCTGGATAGATTATTATCTGGCACCACGCAAACACATAGATCCAGTGTTGCGCATCATCAAAACACGGCAAGAAGACATCAACGGTGAAAGTTTTGATAATTATGGAGACCTGCTGATGATACGGGGCAAAGAACCGCTGGGGATTCTAGCGCGTACAGCTCCATACGTTATCTATAAGCGTGGAACTATTGGTGACTGGGCGCAATTCTCCGAGATATTCGGCATGCCGGTACGTAAATATACATACGATGCGGCGGACCCGGAAGCTTTGCACAATGCAATGGAAGCTGCACGGGAACAAGGCGGAGGAATGGATTTCTTTTGTCCGGAAGGATCTAACCTGGAATTTGTGGAAACAGGAAACACAACAGGTAGCAGTGAACTGTACAGCAGTCTCGTGGAACGCTGTAATGCTGAAATGAGCAAGGCTGTACTTGGCAATACTCTTACCACCGAAGCCAGTGAGACAGGCACACAGGCACTGGGTACCGTGCATCAGGACATAGAGCAGGAACTGGAAGAGCAGGATGCCCTTTCCATCCTGAACCTGCTGAATTATGATATGACAGACATATTTGCATTTCTGGGAGTGAATACTAAAGGAGGTGAGTTCGTTTATGTGGAGGACGCGGACATGGAGCAGGTAAAGACCCGTGCCGAATTGCTGGAGAAAGCTGTAACGGTGTTCGACCTACCCCTGGATGATGACTACCTGTATGAGCAACTGAACGTAGAAAAGCCCGATAATTATGAGCAGTTGAAAGGGGAAATGGAAGAAAAGAAAAAGGTGAATAACCCGTTCGCACAGATCATACAGCCACAGAACCGGTCTACCCGTTTTTTCGGAAAAGCCCCGGACAGGGACGGGGCTTCAGACTGGTAATGAATGATCTGTATCGGGATGCCACTGATGAAGATGTAGCCTCTGCTTTTATTTTCGATAATAAAGCCCTGCAACGTGCCCTGAAGCATATATACGAAAAGGACTTTCAACCCATGACAGAGATAGAGGAAAGCCTGTTCAATGAGACTTTCCGCATTTTTACCGAAGCCACCGATGAAGGTATCAGTGAATCCGGAACAGAACCTCCTGTGGAGTTCCGGCAGAAAATAGACTGGGGCAATGCTGTATTCTCCGCTTTCAAAGTGCACCGTATGCAAAACGATATCGCCACACGGCTCTTCGATTCGAATGGTGATCTAAAACCGTTCGAACAGTGGAGAAACGATGTACACCCGATGCTGGATCATCATGTAAAACATTGGCTGCGGACAGAATATGACACTGCTGTCATACGTTCACACCAGGCAGCGGACTGGCAGCGCTTTGAACAATACGCTGATATCCTGCCGAATCTGGAATGGATGCCCAGCACCAGTATAAATCCCGGAGCCGACCATAAAGGTTTTTGGGGAACTATCCTGCCGATAAATCACCCGTTCTGGAATGTTCATCGACCGGGAGACCGCTGGAATTGCAAATGTTCACTGGCTGCTACGGATGAACCGTCCACGGAAACTCCTCATGGGGACAATGATCCGAAAGACCAGCCTGCACCGGGACTGGATAATAATCCCGGAAAAGACGGAAGACTATTCAGCGATACGCATCCGTACGTAACGAATGCCTATGAGGGAGCGAAAGAAGCAGTGAAAACCTTTTTGACGGAAAGATTTATTTAAGATACAAATGGATATTCAGGAATTTAACCGTAGGATTCTGCAAAAACAGGAACAGCTTAAGGATCTCGTACGACGAAAGATGCCGGTCATCGTCGGAAATATCGCCAAACGGCATATTGAGGATGATTTCCGCAAGGGTGGTTTCACCCATAATGGCTTCCACAAATGGCAGGAGACAGAGCGGCAGAGAAACGGAGGGAAAGTGGCGGACTCCCGGTACGGTCCATTGCTTTCAGGCAGAAACCATCTGTCAGGAAGCATTGAATATGCACCGGGCAACGGAACCGTTACGGTCTTCACCCGCGTGCCTTATGCCGGATTACACAACCGGGGAGGTGTCATAAGCCCCACCGTCACCCCAAAGATGCGTCGCTTTGCCTGGGCTATGTACTATAAAGCCACCGGTATCAAACGGAAAATGAAACATGGCGGGAAAGCTCGTAGACAACGTGAAGAGAATGCCTCTGAAGAGGCGCTGAACTGGAAACGTCTCGCACTGACGAAAAAGACCAAGCTTACCGTACACATTCCCAGACGCCAGTTCATGCCATCTACACCCGGATCGGAACTGACAAAAAAGATAAGCGATAAGCTACAGCAGGAAATTCAAAAGATTATCAATATTTAAAAGCAGCATTATGGAACAACTTTTCAACGACCTTCAACAACAAATAGCCGACAAGATGGGTAGTGCAATTACCCTCATTGATGAAGACTGCGGACAACTGGAAGCACTCACTAACGGAGAAGACCAGTATCCGGTAACATTCCCCTGCGTCCTGATCAGTATCCCTCAAACCGTCTGGGACAATATCAAGAACGGTCTCCAGCACGGAAAAACGACTATCACCGTCCGGCTTGCTTTCGACTGTTATGATGATACCCATTATGGCAGTACGCAGGAGCAGCACGTCACCGAACGTCTCACGCTGGCAAAACGTTTAAACTCTTATCTGCACGGCTGGCGGTTCGACGGATGTGATACCGTCCTGATACGTCGGACCAGCCGCCAGTTTTCATTACCGGGAGGTGTTAAAGTTTATGAAACGGAATATATTACTACGGTAGCGGATGAGATTCAGAACAACGAAAGCTGACGTTTCAGCTCATCCTGTTGACGGATAATGCGTGGATCAGCACTGGCGTTGATGATATTATAGAAAGTTTTTTCGCAGATAGGATAAAGAGGCCAGATATATCTACGAAGGATTTCACGGTTGCTCAAGCCACTCCGTGCATGTTCATCGTAAATGCGGAGTATCTCGCTAACCTTATGAGCATAGCTCCGTCCTATGATTTTTGTCCGATTCTTCTTCATATCCCGAAATACTGATTGATTACCTGATACAAAAATAATGATAATAGCATTTGGGTACAACTAAATCTGCGTAAAACATATTGCATTAAAGAAAAAGAAAGCCGCTACATCCATCTTGCAGCGGCTTTCTTTTATCTGACTACTTCTGTTTCCATTAATCTCAGAATCTTATTAAACTTGCTATTACTCATATTGACAGGTCGAAAAGACTCTTTTACGCGTTCAAATGGACGAAGAGAATGTTTCAATGTTTCTCGAGCTTCTTCTCTTGCCTTTTGGGCACACATTTCAATATATTCTTCATCTGTCAAGTTATAATCAGTAATAGTATCTGTTATCGTTGAAAATCGGCATAAAAGCCCATTAGGTTGTCTTGCTATAAAATTCATTTTTATTTTTTTTATTGAATATCATTCCGAGGTACTCCTCGAATTGATCCGTTACTATGCTATTAGTTATAATTTTTGAAATAGAATACATACACTAAGAGATAAACTTGAGATATCTGCTTTTTTGACTTCATTGTTAAATTCCTCATTTATTAAATTACAGAAATATAAAAAATCATCTTCAAAGATATTTTTCAATCTCGTTTCAACTCGTAATGCTTTAAGAATACGTTTTTCTCTAACGTTCTCATAATTAATCCCTTCCGGATGGATCAATTCGGGCTTCCCCATATAATAATTAGGCATGAAACCTCGCTCTACCTTTCCGTATCCTGGAACAAAAGTATCACATTGGCTAATGTAATCTTGATAACTAAATTCCTGGAAAACAGATTCGTTAATTAACTCGCGTAAATGTTCTAATACATTATAGTATGTAATTTCATCATACATAAAGCATGTACAAATAAATTGCTCATGCTTTTCTTTATAATAAATATTAATATTATAGGTTACATCAAGCATTTTAAAATCCAACAAATCATTCTCCTTACTGTCTAAAACCTCATGGACAACTTTCACTTGTTCTTCTTTCAAATTAAAGAAGCTAGTCATATTCAAATTCATAAAAACAAATTATTTATTTTTTTAACAAAGATACTAGATTTATTGACACGCATTACTTTTACTCGCTAATTTATTTCAGAGATTTGATTCGAGGGAAACCGAAGTTTCTCTCGATTAATGTTAAGCATCAAGTAATTCAAGACGTTTGCCAAGAATTACTGAATACAGTTTCATCACGTCATATTGTTCAACCATCAAGCTCTGCATCTCAGAATCCAATGAATGAAACTTCTCGGACTTTACGAAATCACCCAGTTTTACGGCACGTTCGTCCAGTTCTGCCTTTTCGTCTATAACTCTTTGAATGAATGGTTCCATATATTTGAGGGTTTTATAAAGCCGCCCAAGGCTATAATAAGTATTTTACTAACAAGACTATAAGCAAGTTACTTGCGATGATATAAGTGAAATATTTATTCTATTGCACAGTTAAATCTCAAAACATACCTTTGTGGTATAATTTTTTAAATATATAATTTATGGCTAACTACATTATTAATTTCACATTAAATGGTGAAAGGCACTTCACTAGGGGGGAAATGAATTACCCTACTAAAGAAGATTTTGAGAACGAAAATTACAGTAAGGAAAAAGCTAAGGAAAAAGCTATAATGATTATCCAAGGATACATGGATGTTAAACAAATCCCTTATGATATTCATCCTATGGATGTAGTTTTCGATATCAAATTTGACTAGATTACAATATGCTCTTATTTTATAGTAAGAGCATATTTATTTTGCTCCTTTCTACTTTGTATTGAGTTATTTCTTCTTTTTAGATTCACGTTCCATTTTTCTTCGCTGTTGCCTTGTAAGAGGTGGAATAAACTCAGGTGTCTTTTCTAACGACTTCTTTACTGATTCGCTTGCAGGCGTGTATAAATCAGAATCTAATATTAACCCGCCATTAAGGACATGTTCGATTTGCCTATCAGGCAATTTTATTGTCTGATCGATTGTAGGTCTTTTCCATTTGAATACTCGAATGTAATATGGAACAGATTTAAAAGTCTTTGTATGCTGCATATTACCTCCGCAACTACACCCAATAATAAAAGGAGTTACACCTTTATCGGCGTAGGTCGTTATTTTCTCACGGAAACACTTTTCACACTGATACAAATCAAATGTTCCCCGACCATCGTATATTCCAGCATCTTCAATGGTTGATACCATTTTAGCGTATCTATTTCTTATTTCTTGTATATTCATATCTTTCTTGTTATTAGTCAATTATCAAAATTTCACGATATGCAATGTCTATCTCATTCGTCTTCTCATTCTCATTGAAACAATAGCAAAGAAACCATTTCAACGCACCTTCATTCTCATATTGTGCTTTCCACATTTTACCATTATAGAGAGCTGACGGTTGAGAACGAGTATAATCCATGAGTATTTCAAAATCAAGTCTACTCATCACTGCATGAGTATCATCAATTAGTATCAAGTAAGTTGGCGGCTGTTGCCAACACATCCCATAAGGATGCGTCATAGGTGGAATAATATTATCTTTATTCATTATTATCTTAGTTTTGAGGGTTATTCCTTCGGTGAATATCTGGAAGGATGCCATTGGCAGGTAGTGTCACTTTCCTTCTGACCAAATACATTGCAACAGGTATTACTTTTTACGCAATCAGAACATCTCTTACCATCAGGCAGTAGCATATCATATTGTGCCGGGAAATCTTCCGCAGCCGAATCATACATAGTTGCTACTCGTTCCGGATCTTTGTTGGGAACAAGAATTTTAGTGATCTTGTCATTTAGCCAAAACTTACGGTTTGTCTCCAAGTGTACAATATCCGAATCACAACCAAGTGAATCGCATTTTGGACACTGAGCAGTTAGTTCATCGTGAGCATCGACGGGCTTTCTATAAGCCAAATAATACATATCACATACTGGACATTTGCAGACAATAGGTTTACCAACTTCTTTAATAAATGCTTCTTTTGATGCTATAACAGTAGATACTCTCTTACCTATCTTGGTGAATAGCACCTTTGCTTGTTTGTCGGGAGTGAATCCCCAAATGGTTCTGCCAATATATTCAAGTTGCGATTGAGTCATACAGTTGTCGGCATGAGTCATTTTTGCCTGTACTGAATCTTCATACAATTTTTGGGCTTGTTTTAATGTCATAATTTTGTTCCTTTCTGAATTTTTTGAATATTATAAATGCCGGTCTTTCCCGGCTGTCATCCTTTGGTTTTGTGAAAACCTTAACACTGGTGCAGGCACACAAGGTATCCTCTTAATGCGGGCAATGATACCGTTTAACCCGCCCCGTTTCTTTCTTACTTATATTTTAACGTTTGCCTGATGACAGGCAGACGCCCGATTATTATTTTCTAAAAAACATATCTCCGCTTATTGATCTTGCTGTATCATCATTCGTCAAGCGAATGTACCTGAAGAAGTTTTGTTCAGTCTTATGACCTGTAAGTCGCATTATCTCCAGCGTTTTCATTCTTCCTGTCAAATAAAGGTTTGTCGCGGCTGAACGACGAGCGGTATGGCTGCAGATTAGTTCCCATTTCTCTTTTGTCACAGTCTTTATTTTACCACCTACTGTGTATGAGTAAGTAATCTTATCTGTCAATCCGATTTCGTGCATGATCAGTTTAAGATATTTGTTAAAGTACTGAATGCAAAGTCCGTTAGGGATATTACCACCATACTTGGCTATAATCTCGCGAACATAATCATGCATTGGAACCTTTACAGTGACATTGGTCTTCTTTGTACGCTTCACGATAAAATCGTTCTGGAAGTTGTCCTGCGTCAGCGTTGAATAGTCCGAATAACGCAATGCTGTCAAGCAACCAACAACGAACAGATCACGTATCTTCTCCTTCGCCCTTCTGCTATCCTGTTTCCTAAACTTATAATAATAGATGCGCGTAATCTCATTCATGCTCAAGAAGACTGCAAAAGTTTCTTCCAGATGCAAGTCTATTTGATTATAAGTAGGGTCGACGGCATAATTGTACTGTGAAGCCTTGCGAACCATAGATTGTAATTTCATAATGTAACCTACAATCGTATTATGCCGCAAACCAACATTCTCAAGGTAAATAATAAAATCTTCAATGAACTCTTCTGTGACGGAATTGGTGAATATGTCACAATCGTATTCTGCGGAGAAACTGTTTATATGTCCTATCAGGGCACTGTAAACAGCTAGTGAGTTTGACGGCTTGCGCCGTGATTTCTTTTCAACTGTTTCCCGGATAAAGTCTGAAAGATAAATACCTTCAAGGGGTTTCGATTGCCGGAAATGATTGATATAGTCCTTTCTTGGCTTTGCCTCACGGACCAAATGTGATACTGCTAATACTGCTTTGGCTGTTCATTTTTATGTCATTGATTATTCTTCTTTCTTATCCGGCATCCACTTTGTGGTTACCACCGCTTTTAATCTTCCGCTACCTCCACAGACAGGGCAAGTGTTTCTCACTGTTTCGTTACGTTCTCCCAATGCAAGAACCCAACCGCTACCGTGACAGTTACTGCACTCAAATCCGGTAAATGCCTCCATTTCATAAGGATGTTCCTTTGATAATAAAGGTGGAGTAATCAATAAGGTTTGTTGTTTCTTGCTCATAAAACTTTCAATTTTCGTGCGACATCTGTCAGCAGTTGATCAAACGCATCATTATTCCAACTTCATATTCCGCCGTTACGGGAATCATTCCCGTATGATCTTTCCGATGGATGATGAGCGAAACCGGAAGTTTGCTCTCATAAACTTGTGCCACCGTTGGCATCCGCTTTGGTGGCACAAGTCTCATTTCATCAGTTCGCTTTTTCATCCTTGAACTCGGATTTTTCTTCCGGTGCAGTATAAGGATAGACATCCATGATAGCCGTCTCCGTCACCGATGAAACTTGGTATTCCGCCATCGTGCCTTTCATTCCCGCATCGAGATTCTTCTTTGCACGCCCTAAATCAGAAGCCTGTACTAATACATTAGTAGAGGTACGTTTCTCTGCTCCACTCTTTTCATCTAATGTGATAAAGCTTAATTTGCATTTGAACCAAATGTCGTCAGCTTCATCATCACTTGGAAACAGCTCACTGTAATTAATCCGCTTGATATCCGATACAGTGAATTCTCCGGATATGAATGGAGTCATCTCTTCGATAATCCGTGCTTCCGCTTCTGTAAAGCTGAGAGCATCCACCAGATAAGGCTCCGTTACTTTCTTCTGCATTCCGTTCTCCATCACTTTTTCGTAACGGATACGACATTCAAACCATGTGTGCATTGCCATAATTGTAAGTTGTTTAATTGTTGATTAATTGTTATTTAAAATAGATTGAGACCAGTATTCGTCCGGAGCGCTTGATGAAAATTACTCTTTGCTCTTCTTCCGTCACCAGTTCCGTTGATACTTCACTCTTTACAGGAAGAGATTTCAGATCATCTTCTATCGCCCATTTCAGATAGTCAAATTCGAAAGCGGAACCGATGGGGAAAAATTCATTGATCTCTTCCAATGTGATGTCCGTAATGTATTTGAGCCATACCGGCATCTGTTCGCGTCGGAGATTACTCTTATAGATGAATTTCATGATCTCTTAAATTCTTTGTATTTCCATCCGTTCAGCCGATAACATTCTCTCCTTGCCTCCTCGCGGGTGGGGAACTCCGCCACCTTATCACCCGTACTGATGTTTCCGGATTCCGTCCAGCGGTAAACCGCCCAGCGACTATATATGGGAGCATATGAATACTCAGGCTGGCTGCTCGTTTTCTTTCTTGGGTTCCACATAGAATGATTCATCTTGTACTACAACCATACCACATTTGGATAATTGCCCGGCAACTTCTTCCTTATCACGATCAGCAAGAAGACGATCCTTTGCCAGTTCCTCGCTCACCCGGATATAACCGGGAAGAAATTCCTTCACGAGATTGGTGACAGATGCCCAGGTAAAGCCTTTGACATTCTTAAGTTTCGGAGTTCCTGTACGGAAACCGAATGTCCCATGAGCACTTTCGTAACTTTTACGTTTGGAGAACAACTCTTCACGATGTTCCGTAGCGAATATCTGCATGATCTCAAAGTTCTTTTCCCGGATAGCCTGTTGTTCAGCCAATATATCCGCATATTTGTCACGAATACGGGTGATCTCCATGTCCATTTTACTCTGGATGTTCTGCACTTTGGCATCCGCCGTTGCAAATTCACTGAAAGCGATTTCCGCCTGCTCCGATGTTATGCCGGAGATCACTACTTTTTTAACTCTTGTCTTTGCCATAAAACTTGTTTTTTGATCATTTATACTATGTTGATTCAGTACTTTATATTAAATCTTTCGCTGCCGCCCGGTCCGGGACGACGTTTCTTTTCTTCTTCTGTCAGTTCCGAGGAGGATTTCAACAGGGCAAGACGGGTACGGTTCATTTCGATACGGGTGTTCAGATTATTCCAATCCTCCAGCAGCTTGTCTGACTCTCTTGAATGTTCTATCAAGTCGCGTTCCATCAGAGTATCAAAGATGGTACTCCATCGTTTTTCATCCCTTCTGATTTGTAATTCAAGTCGCTGTGCCTCCGACATACGATAGGACATGCAGTAATCAGATTCATCAGCCATTTTTCTCCTCCTTTCTGTTTAGCCTATGTTCTTTTACTACAGCACTGCGATCCAGTTCGCGCTTGCTGTAATAAACATTCAGTCCCTTCTGATATCCCGTTATAAATCCGTTGTCCGCCCAACGTTTGATAGTAGTCTTGCTGCATCCAACATATTTGCAAGCTTCTATCTGCGAAATAAGATCACCGACAGAGGCTTCCTCAATTCTTTTACGCTTGGTTACAGCTATTTTCTTCTGCAATCCTATACGGCGTTCCAAACGTTCTACACGTCTCAACAACTTCTTAAACTCTGAAGCGGATACAGTGACCATCTCTTCTGCCGATTCAGTAATATCATCTTCTTCTTGTTCATGATCCGGAATCAGTTCATTCAGCGTCAATTCTCCTTTCAAAAATCTAGCTGCGTCACGACAAGCATAATAAATGCCTTCATTACGGTCCGCTTCTGCCACACCTGCCACATATTTATCGAAGACACTTCGGTCATTTAGTTTGTCACTAAGAACCGAAGCCTGTTCCAGGCTAACCAAATCACCCTTCTTACGAAGAATGGCAACCGCCTTATTTATTTCCTGATTCTTTCTCATGATCTCTTGTTTTTAGATTTATTATTTTCGTTATATGCGATGGCTTCCAGCTGTTTCTTGAATGCTTTCAACTCAGACGGATACATCTCAGACACATTCTTTCGTGCGG